GAGTATATCCACCTGTTGTAGTTATACCTGTTACTGCAGCTATTGCTCCTGTTGTATTTACTTGGAATTGAGATGTTGAACCTACTGAGAAGAGAGATGTTGGAGAGGTTGTACCGATACCAACGTTGCCGTTATTCAAAATAGTCATAGCGGTAGTAGCACCGTTATTCCCTACTTTGAAGTTTATGGTCGCACCTGTGGCACCTACACCAGATGTTGATTGTAAATTAAGAGAGTCGGTTGTACCAGTGCCCCCTATAATAGTCTGTCCGCCTGATTTACCCGATATTAAGGTATCTGAAACCGTACCCGAGGTATTTACTAAGTTACCAGAAAAGGTTAAAGGAGACTGATAATCAGTACCTGCTGAAGCGTTAGAAAAGCCACCTGAACCATTACCTTTGAGAATAGACGTGCCAGATGTCGCTGGGGCATAATCTGTGCCAACTGTGGCAATACTTAATGCTCCGGTGCCACCTGAGGTCTTAATTAACCCATTAGAGGTCAAATTTGAAAGCGTAGAAATGTTTTGTGATGTATTAACCGTCACCGTTCCGCTCGAATTGGTTAAACCGGTTGAGAAAGTAAGAGCTGATTGTTTGCCGTTCCAATTTGTTTGATCCGTTGTTGTCGGCATGTAATAACCAGCAGCTGCAGAAGCAGTGATTGATGTGCTTCCTGAACCAGATAAAATACCACCCAAAGTAATAGTTTGGTTTCCTGTTATGTACCCGGGATTGGTAAAGCCAATATGACCGGTTGTTGAATTATAGCTAATTGGCGAATCCCCTGTTAGAGATCCTAAACTTATAAATTTCGAAACTGCGTTGCTGGCCGTACTTAAATCTTGACCAGAAATATTTGAGATATAATTATTCGAATTTGTCCAACCTATTGCACCGGTGCTTGAGTTATAAGTAATCGGATTTGTGGCGGATAAATTAGTACTTGCAATATAATTATTGGGATTGCTTGAATTGTAAGGAGTATATCCAAGAGATGCAATTACATCTGCTGATCCAGCTACACTAAAAGGACTTATACCGTTCCCTTTAATTACGCCAGTGATAGTACTTACACCAGTACCGCCCTGTTGGACATTAAATACTGTTAAAGCACTAGCCGATATTCCTATTGTTAGTCCTATTGTTATTAAAATAAATAAAATTATTTTTTTCATAAATCTCCTTAATAAATATAATCAGCTAAAATATTCCCGGTACTCCATGAATTTGCTGTGTTTATATTTTTACCACTAACTGTATAATCCCCAGTAGCTACGCTTAGTCTTTGTCCATTTGCATAAATCGCTAAAGTACCAGTTACAGGCGTATAAGCTAATGTAAATGATGTACCATTCCCTGATACTGTTTCACCTGTAACCATATTCCCACCTGTTGGGTCACCGCTAGAATTTACATAGACAACCTGATTTGTATTAGCAGTCTGAAATAAGGTTGAAAATTTATTCCACTGTATGGCTGTTAGGCCAGCTATTATCTTATAGACCTTACCTGCAATATTTTTATTAGTTGCGGTCGTTCCTTCTTGCGCACGTATGATTGTAAAATCATCAGACAGATTCTCGGTAACTCTTACAATTTCGACGAGCGGATCGTCGCTTGGGTCTGGATAGTCTGTTGAATTCCACCATACAGCATTGAAAGGAGTCGCACCGAAGCGGGCTCCTTGACCTGCAACGAGTGCTATATTCGTATCTCCTGCTAGGTAACCTTGTAGAACTGTTGCCTTGGCGAAGTTCTGAGCATTAAAAAGCATATTATTTACCTAACCAATCTTTTACTTTTATTTATACCTGCGCGTCTGGTGTTTGTTCTGAGGTCTGCTCTGATGCTGTTTCCTGAACTGTTTCAGCTACGGGTTCAGCTACGGGTTCAGCTACGGGTTCAGCTACGGGTTCGACTACAGGCTCGACTACAGGCTCTGCCTGCGTGTCTGTCTGGGCTTCTGGCGCTACTTCAGCATCTGGTGCTGGTGTTTCCACCTGTACATCGGCTGGTTGCTCTACAGTCTGCTCTACTGGCTCAGCAGCTACTCCAAATACAAACTCTACAGGTGTTTGTCCTTGTACGGACACTACACTGCCATAAAGATTTACTTGATACTTTTCAGCTAACGCTGTTAACTCTGTTTCTAATTCTGGATTCATTTTTTTTCCTTTTAATAAATTATTATCTTTATCTAATTATACACTTTATGAACTTATTTTTTCCAACATATTTTTTACAATAGACTTTACGCTTGTCGGTTCCTTTTTAATTTCCTTAAGGAACAAATCCATTAGCAACGCATTACCTGTCAGCACTTCTTGAATAGCATTCTTGCTTCTATCCCATCTCTCTTTGTCATTTGCAAATTGATAATCAAATCCGAACGCTCTCTTGTTATGGTCGATTATATATTGGTCTGCTCTACGATCACCTAGTAACGCACTCTTTTCCGCTCTCCATAGTGCGGCCAAGTCTTTTACTGCCTGCATGTAACTTGCAGGGTCACGCTTCATGTCTGCCTGAAGTAATTGATTGTTTAAACTGAAACCATCAACGTACTCAGTGACTAGGTAATATGGGAACTTTCTCGATCCGCCAAATTTAGCTTTCCATTTCTCTGAATCGTACTCTTCGGCTAGGGAGCAATATTCTTGAAACTCAATAGCTACCTCTGGGTTTACGGCTAGGGAGTTTACGACTTCTATGTACGTCATTTTTCGTACTGGCATCACGTTTAATCCCATCTGCGATAACTCTGTAGTTAGGTTAACTTCCAACTCCTGCGATTGTAGGTTTACTGCTACTGGTGGCTTTATTACAGTTCCGCGCCCTGTCCTTATATCCATGAATATGAACGGTTGGCTTACACCTCGATCATCTGCCCAAACCTTATATCCGTTCTGTGTGAATACGGCTTTTGTAAATTGGCTCTTCTGCATTTTCTGAGCGTCATCCTTATCCTGGTTCTTATAAGGTTTTTCTCCACCAACTTCCTTTGACTCTCCCTTAATTGGTTCGCTATCTTCGTTATCCTTACTTTCTTCGCTTGCTTCAAGACCATCCTCGCCATCGGGGTTCGCCACTTCGCTCTCGCCTTGCATTATTGGTTGATATCCCTCGCCTGTCAGTATCATTGGCTTGTCTGCCCATTCACCGAATGGTGTATCTCCATTTTTAAGCCTTACCTCGTTTAGTGTCATTGAACCATTCTTCAATGCTGTATCTTGGATGACTGCGGAATCTTTTGGGTCAATATTATCAGTACCTGCCCATTCAAACTCTAAATCATCGTACCCGAAGTCTTTCCAAATAATCTCCTGATTGAAAACCTGTTTGAATAAGTCGAGTATCGAGCCATAACCTTTAGCCTGCGATAGGTCACGCTGTACCTCTGATACGCTCTTCGACCCTGTAGTATCTGTTATGCCTATGTCATCCGGGCTCATTTCGTACGCTGCACATAGCATTTTTCCAAGCCATAGCGTGTACTCCATGAACTGCATATCACGGTTATTGAATTCTTTAAGATTTATAACCTCTGACTTCTGCTGACTGGCCAGAAGTGCTGGTCTATGAAAATTGCCCGACAGCTCTTGATAGAAGTATTCCTTGAACGATTCCATATCGCGTTGATTCATCTGCCCGACTATGTTCAAAATAACAGGAGGGAATGCTCCTTCTTCGAAGTATGTGCTATTAAAATTATCGCTGTTTAGCAAGTTGGACACTACGGACATGACTCCCTCTAATGGCGATAGCCCATAACCAAATGATTCCATTGACCCTTGCGGATGCATATGGAAGTGTATGAAGTCTTTCTTTGGCCAAGCTGCGGCTATCTCTCCACTTTCTGGTCCACCATACTGAGAGTTGTTCAGAATTTGCAGGTATGATACAGGCAAGGTTTTGTCATCGCCTTTCGTATCTAGTGGTACTTCAATGTCTTGGTTTCCATGCTCATCGTATACAGGTCTTATTGTTGCGGAGTCCACGAAGTGAAGCTCTGCTAGTGTTCCGTCTGGATATCTAGTTTTTTCCAATGATACGGCATCGAGTACAAGTAAGTCCTCTGCCATTTTATCGAGCAGGGTTCTGAATGTTTCGTCATTCTGGTTTGGATGCTTAAAGAAATCCTCGACCTCTTTTATTCTCTTATCGGTATCCTTGGCTGACTTCCTTTTAAGTTGGTCGATTGGTTGGATTACCCATTTAGTCTTTGTTATTTTTGACTTTAACGAGTTAATACAAATACGAGCCACGTATACAGACATGGCTATTCTGCGCAAAGTCCCATAATCAATCTGCCCTGGCTTTGATAATCCTTTACGGATAGCCATAGCATTTCTCTGCTTCTCATTCTCAAAGACAAGACCGCGCTGACGATCGGGGTCTTTAAGGGATTTTTGCATACTCATGAATGTAGACTCCGGCCATCCTTCCGGAACTATGGCTGATTTATAAGCGCCTATCTGTTCTACTTGTTCAATGGTTTCGTTTTGTTGTTCCATATATTTATTATATATCAAAAAACTTTATTTTCTCTCGCTTATAAAAATCTTTTACTTTGTGATTCATCGCATAATATTTTG